CGCGAGGTGTCACCAAGATATGAGTGACCATACCATAGAGAGGCGCGCTGTAGAGATGGCCGAGGATCTCAGAGAGATAGACCGCGCTTGGCGCTTTTCCTCGAAGATCCGCGACGTTACCGCCGTCCTTGATCTGCTTGATGATGCCGTTGAAAGCGTTGCTATCCTTGGTCTCATCAGCGTGGAAGAGGTTGAGCTCAAGGCGCTGAAGTAGGCTCTCCGTACCTCGGCGAGTCTCTTCTGCGATCGCGTCAGCGCTAGGGCCTACGATAGAGACCATTGACGCCTGATCAGTGACCTCGCGACGCTCAGCCATGTAGCGGATTTTGGTAGCCACCTTCTCGTAGGTGCTACGGTTCAAGATACCGTTGCCGCCCTCACTGATGAAGGGGCTGTGCTGTCCACCGTGCTTAAGTACGCGGTTATACTCGACAACTGTATTCTGAGCCTGAACCTTAGCGAGCATGGGCCACAGCTTGAGATCGTTCATGCTACTAGTAGCAATGCTCAAGGTTTGCGCGAGCTGCTGGGGTACGAGAGGCGAGAGACTATTAGTTCCACCCGCCGGGACGAGTGGAGTTTGATAGCCTGCGTTTGAGGGGCGTGGTAGATCAAGAGAGCCCTTAGAGAGACTCCCCATGAGAGCTGCCATATCTGCGCTTGATGGGATTCCTTGCATTTCCTACTCCTTAGATGCCGAAGCGGCTTTTGATGTCTGATGGGTTCGCGCCGGATTCGAGAAGCGCGGCGGCCTCCATCATCTCAGCGGCGCGCGCGGGCTCGTTCACTGTCATAGTAGAGAGCGCCTTAAAGAGATCGTCGCGTGAGGTGTCTGCGGCGGTCGCCTCTCCCGGTGCTGGGATGTAGCTAACGCTCTTCGCCATAGGCTCAGGCTCTACAGCGACGTGAGCGCCGCGCAACCCCTTAACCTCTGTTTGTAGGCTCTTGATCAACTCAAGCGCGCCCTGAAGCCCCTTACATAAAGCCTCATTCTGTGCGCGTTGCTCCGTCAAGAGCGCGTCAAGTGCAGGCGCGAGCGCTTCAGCGACGGTCTCTTGACCATCGTTAAACGCCTTGCTCATGCGCTCATACTGCGCCTCTTCAGCCTCGCGTTGGGCCTCTGCTACGCCGTCAAGCGCGCTGAGTGCCTTCTCAAAGCGATCCGTGTCTTCTTGGTCGCGTAGATACTCTGAAGCGCGCTGTGAAGCGACCTCTTCTGAGACTCCCGCGCTTTTCATCATGTCGATGAGATCTCTCATTCACATAACTCCTGATAATTCAGCGGCGGCGCGGGCTAGCGCGCCTCGTTCAACATTAGGGTAAAGGGTTGATAATTTGGTGATTATAGAGGCTAAACGCTCATCATTCAAGGCGTTATAGCTCGCGTTGACCGTGGCGTCTAGCTGCTGTGGTATCAGGCCCGCGATTGACTCGCCGTTCACCTGTGAGGGTGTCTGATAGCCTACTGAGCCCTTCTTAAGCCAAGCGCTCACGCTCTTGATCAGCTCAAGTGATGTGTCTGGGTTGATCGGGTTTGAGGTGATCGCGCAATTGATCACCTGAGCCTTGGTGACTATTTTGGGGTCTTGGGGGTCGCGCTCTATCACGCGCCCTTCGACGCTAAAGCCAAGCGTTCGATGCCCTCCGGCCTTCCTCATCGCGCTGGCGGTCTCGAAGATGTCACGCGCTTTGGGCTTGTCTAGGAGTAGCACACCCTCTACCTCAGTGTAGCCTTTGCGCTGTGTCACCTTAGTTGGATAACCTAGGAGGTTCTGAGCGCCGGGTTGATGCTCATAATTGAACACTCCCTTTTTCAGAAAGTACCCGAAATCTAAGCCCTTTTGCAAGACGCGCTCACCTTGTAAATCTACCTCTTCAGTAGAGATCACACCGGCTATCTTTGCCGTCTTTGGGCTGTCTTTATCAATCTCAGCTTTGATCAGATCTAGTCTCATATCGCCTCTAACCTACCGCTACGGCTCACGATTTGTGAAGGCCCTACGGGGATTGTATCACATTTGCAGTTAGGGTGCATAGGATAAGCTGTAGGCTGCCAATCAGCGCGCGCTCTCCCTATGTTCGTGCCGTTCTCAACCAACTGCGCCACCTCGAATATATAGGGGCGCTGTGTCTCAGGGTCGATAAAGGCGCGGGTGCAATATCCACAAGCGCCGCTCTCAGGGATGCGAGCAACGCGCGCGCCCTCCCCATCAAGCTCTACCGCTTGCGCTATCTGGCCCTCATTATGGGTAGCCTGTAGCTCTGTCTCTGCGATGCGCTCAAAGTTCCGTGCTAGGTCTCCTGAGCGTTGTCTAATGCGCCTCGCTACTGTGCGCGCTTGATCCTTGGTGAGCGTCGCCGCTCCAACCTCCTCGCGGATCACTTTGAGCATCTCAGCGCGCCGCTCTGGATCAGGTGTCTCTAAGATGCGCTCCCCATTCCACTCCTCGAAGATCTCCGCGCTCGCTTCGTCGGCGAACCGTGCACCAAGTCCTCTGATATACGAGCCCGCCACCTCAAAAGCGCTCACCACTCCCGCGCGCTCTGCCGCTGTGAAGTGCTCAGGGATCGCGCGCGGGCTCGGCGGTTGCGGTGCGCTGAAGGGGCTAGGCTCTCGCTGTATCGGCGCCGGTGGTGGGGGTATCAGTCGCGCGGGTCTTCTGTCTGCGCCTATGAGCTGCCTACGCCACCTCTCAAGGCTCCATGTCCTCATACGCGCCCTCTCTTCAGGGTTCGCGCGGGCGTATGGCGTGCCTATGAGCCTGATAAAAAGTATGGGGTTGGTGGGCTCGGATAGGCTGCCCGCGTCTAGTCCTCTGAGCTGATCAGCGCTCAAGCGGCCTGATCTCACTAGCGCCTCAATACGCTCACGGGAGAGCCCTGAAGCGCGAGCGCCTAAGAGCTCGACGCTGAGCGCGTCGTAGTGATCCGTGATACTCTGGCGCGTGCGGCGCTCGGCGTCTAACACTAGCATCTGATCGCCTTATAGAGATCGAGTAGAGAAGAGGGGCGGGCGCTCTTCATTAACCATGATGAGCCGCGTTGCTCTGCGTCTCTCATCACTCGATCAATCGCGGGCTGCAGCTTCCTATTCCCGCGCGGCATCTCTACTTCTTCGCCTTGCGCGCGGCGGGCCAATGTCTCTCTCACCATGTCCTTAGCGCGGTCATAGTGAAACAGTTGATCAGCGAGCTTACGCGCGCGCTTGATGCGCTTCTTGATCTCCTTCTTCTCACTGTCTGACGCGCTGGATAGCTGAGATTCAAGCGCGTTAGAGCCTGCCTCTAGGTCAAGCGCTCGCTGTCCTGCGTCAATGTCTGCGGGCTCTGCGCTCTCTAGACTGTCTAGAGAGCTCGCTGATACTGTGTCTAGGGCCTTCTGTTTGATCTCCTGATCTCGCGCGCTTGATGGGCCGCTCTTCTCAGGTAGCTCATAGAGCCGCGCTTCAATCTCATGAGTCTCTGATAACTCTTTAGCGAGCTTGTTAGCGGCCTCCGTGTAATCTAGCGGCTCGTCGCCGCCAAATAGGCTAGACTGTCCTGTGTCTTCTACAAGCTCAATGAAGCGCTCAACGGTGTTCTCTAGGCGCTTAGTGCCGGGGTTAAGTGTGAGGATTTTGAGAAATGCGCTGCTCAACGGGTCTTTTCTCACACGCTCTTTGAGCTCACCAATAGGGATCCTTGAGACGCTTAACTCATCACTATCGCTACCCTCTGCGCCCGCCTCTGCAAGTCCTAGCTCTTGCTCCTCTAACATGATGATATCTACGACGCGGTTGCGCTTTTGAATCAGATCCTTACCACCCTTCTGAGGTAGTAAATCGCGGCTGATTACATTGTTATAGATGGCTATAGCGTTCTGGAGGCTAGAGCGCTCAGCCTCGCCAATACCGGCGGCGGCGAACTTGCCTAAGCTCACTGTGAGCTGCTCCATTGTCGCATAGTCGAGCGTGGGTAAAAGTCTATCGTCATTCACCACATAGCCCGTTAACATGTACTGCATAAACTCGCGCCCTGTCGCGGTGAATGTGCCGTCCTGTGAGCGTATGAGTTGAGAGGCGTTCTGAGCGTTTAGAATACCATCTGAGTACAGCGTCTCTTTGAAGGCGTCGAGCGCTTTTGAGGGGCGTGTCATGAATCGGTTAAAGCTGAATGTGGGGAATTTATCAAGGCCCTGCTGTAACGTCTTAAGCGTGCGCTGAGAGACCTTAGAGGCTGCGGCGCGTCCCGCTGTGCGCTCATCCATGGCCTGAGTTTTATTTTCGTTCATGGCTCTAACGAGCTTCGCCATATGCTTTTTATCGGTCTGCTCTGGCTCATACACTCTGACCAACATAGGGTGATCCATCGCGTCTATGTCTGCCTGACTAAACCCATAGATCGCCGCGTCCTGAGAGAGCTTCTGTCTATAGCGCTCTCGCCCTTCGGGGTTGTTCATGTGTACAAGCTGAGTGCTCATCACGCGCGAGTTTCCACCTAGCACGATTCCATCAGGCGTGAGAATCGGCGGGCCGTTGGTCGCGTCTGGATTCGTGTTGATCAAGTATGAGGGCTCGTATGCGCTACCCGCGTTCCTCTGCACCTTGAGCTGCTCCATGCGGTCTTGGTGATAGATGCGCTCTTGAATCCCTTCGGGGTAGTCCTCGCGCTTGCTGAAGCTCAGCGGATCATGTGAGGGGATCGCGTCGCCTGCCTCAATCAACTGATATCTAAATTCAGCCTTGCGCTCTTTGCCGTCAATGGTGAGAAACATCTCATCTGTTCGCCCTTCGCGCTTGGGCTTGGACTGCGGGCCTATGAGCGCCGCTACTCTGGGATCTGACGCGAGATCAGGGTTTTTTGCTAAGAGCGCTTGAATCGCGCTGAGCGCCTCATCAAGCTTCTGTTTCGGCACGGGTGCGCGCTGCTCTTTGCCCTCCGGTATCGCGCGCTGATCGCGTGCGTTCGGTGGCCTGAAGTCGTCAATCTTGAGCTCGAAGCGATCACCCTTAACGAGTAGCGTTAGTGAGCGGTCCGGGTCTACTGAGCTGTTGAGCGCGTACACCTCAAGATCGCCTTGAGTGGTTGAGTTGAGCACGCCGCGCCGCGCCGCCTCCTCAAGCGCGCTGAGCTGCTCCGCTGTAAGCTTACCGCGTGCGCTGATCTTCTTTGTGCCGTCGTCAAATGTCTCGACGTCGCCCGCGCTGATCGCCTGAGAGAGTAGACTGTCAAGCGCCTTGTCTCCTGTCTGCGCGTAGTCGATCTGATCTCTCTTGATGAGCTCATGGGCCGCGTCTGCGTCGCCCTCTCTCAGCGCTTTAGCAAGATCACTATCAAGCGCCTTGCGCTCGCTCGCGCTCATGCGCTTGATTTGCGGCGCGGCTGTCTCCGGCGCTTGGCGCTTGGTGCTCTTGGGCTTCTTGCGCCGCTTACGCTGGGCCTTCTCGCGGCTCTTGGTCTCCGCTTTAGAGTGTTGTTTCTCAAGTAGCGCTCTGAGCTCATCGCGGTGAATCGGCGGGATCTCTACACC